AATGCCAACTCGTTTAAACAATATAGACAGTCATTTATATCACTGAAACATCTTTTTTGATTGCCATCGCCGTATATGATTGGTTGTTTGCCTTGTAACATCCTATTAAGCATGATTGACATTACGTTTCTAAATGGATCATCATATTTCTGTCTTGGGCCAACTATGTTATGTGGTACTGCAATTACATATTCAACACCATGTGTTTCACATAAATTTTTCAAAACATCTTCTCCTGCCTTTTTAGCAATGCCATACGGATCCTGTGGTCTGCACTCGTACGTTTCTTTGTACGGCACATCATCGTGGTGGCCGTATCTGGCCATTGACGAACAATACACAATGCGTTTTACTTTGTTACGAATAGCCGCAGTAATTGTTGTTACAGATGCTTCAAATATATTTCTTGTCACAAGCACTGGAGAAAAAACTGATAGGCCTTCATAAGCAGTTGCGGCAGTATGATAAACCACATCGCATCCTTCCATGGCCTTGGTCAAATTTTCTAAATCACAACAGTCAACTTGACTGAATTCAACATTCTGCGGAACGTTGTCTGCATAACCGCCAATCATGTTATCGTTGCCTGCAACTGTGTGACCTTGTGATATCATTAGATCTGCAAGATGCGATCCTAAGAATCCGGCTACGCCTGTGATAAAAATTTTCATTTTCAGTATTTAATTTAGGTCACCTACGGTAAAAAACTTTGTCTGGCCAATGTTCTAAAAGTAACTGAAAACCATTATTATGTAACATTTCCATACACTCTTTGTTACTGCTTCCATACTTACCAGTGTTACTATTAAGTTCTATCATTACAAACTTACAGTCCTGTAAAGTATTTTTGGCACCTTTCAAAACTTCCATCTCATAACCTTCAACATCTATTTTGATCAAGTCAACATCATCTAGATTAAGGCTATCAATAGTAACCATAGGAATAGTTCCGTCACCTGCAACACGTTTCGCCTGCGTAAAATTATCATTGGTTAACGATATCATTTTAGTGTCATTGCCCACAGCAAGTTGATGAGTTTCAATATCATCTGATACATTTTTCACTAAACAATGATAATGAACAGCATCTGGTTCAAAAGCCACTACTCGTCCACAATACGGATTCATAGCCATGCTCCATGTACCAACCCAGGCACCCACGTCTATGATATGATTGAATTTTAAATTATTGTCTTTGCAATAATTAATAAATTTTTCTAAGCATTTGTTTTGGGTGAAAGGTTTGCCTGCTTTCCAATCTGCTAAATGAACATCATTGCTTGGAACCCAAAAATTGTTAACTTTTTCTATTTGCATTTACAAAAATATAATTGTACTCTTGATCGTTACGTTTGTGTTGCGACTCTAATGTAAAGCCTGAGGCGGTAATCATGTCCACAAAGTTACTGTGTCTATGCTCTATTTCTATCAACAATGCTTTACAGTTTCTAAACACTTCCATTGCTCCCTCAATAACTTTATCTTCATATCCATCCACATCAATTTTTATATAATCAGGTTGTGGTAAAATTTTACGTTGTACTAAAAAGTGCAAGGGAAACTCAGTGCATCCGTGATAATAATCGCCACGTTCTCCAACCACGTTGTCTGCAACGCCTTCATGCATATTTTTAACTTTGATATTGGTCAATCCAACTTGATTACTTAATGCTACACAATAGGCATGACAATTTGTTAAGTTGTTAAGATTTATGCTGTCTAGTAAATTTTTATAACTGGCCGCATGTGGTTCAAATGCATACACTTTGTTTTGTTTCACAATCGCACTGTATAGACTGTAGATTCCAACATTTGCACCCACATCAAAAAACACACTGTCTTTATCAAAGGTGTTGATCCATTTGATAGTTTCAGGCTCTTTGGTCAACATTCTGTCCATTCTGTTCTTAATATAAGTTTTTTGTCCAGGATTATTTGCAAATAATATTTTCTTATCTTTACCAATTGGAAAGGTAAATGATTCCATATCAAAACTTTTTAACTTAGGCATTATAATATTCCTTTGTCTAGTAATATTTCAACAGCCGTACCATTGGCAAATTCTTCTGGAGTAAATTGTTGATAAGCAAGACTGTATAACCAATCCTCAGGACTCACATACAAAGGATTCTCAATGTCTGCGAGATTGGTGTTGGCTATGTGTGTAGCAAAACTTTTTTCATCACAGAACACAGGCTTACCTGCGCAGACGGCTTCGATAGCACTAATGCTACAACTAGTGACACAGCACCAAGCGTTTTTAAGATCTTCTTCAATTGGCCTTTTTGCTTCACTGGGACCTGAAGTGCCTCTGCCACGTGGCTTATGACGTACTTTGATAGGACGGTCAGTATATCTTTTAATACTTTCAATAGTTTCGTACAGCCATTGTGGCCTATCCAGATATTCATTTATTCCTGCACTGCTAGGACAAACAAGTATGTGTTCGCCATCAAGGTCAGGTGCTTTTAAATTTATTCCAAATTTTTCAAATCTATCTTTATTACAACCTTTTAAGTATTGCACATGAATTGAATTTTTACATATACGCCAATAATGATTATCAGGTTGTAAATTGTTATTATCAAATCTACCAAAGTAAGGAGTATCTGTAAACCAAAAGTTATGCTTTCGTGCTTCTAATTTTTTCACCATTTGTCTATTGTTACCCACAAACCCCCAGAACATTGAATTACTTTTTGGTTCTGTTTCAACTGCGTTATCCAATAAATTAACTTGCTCTGGCCAAGACTTTTTCACTCCATTGAAAACTTCCCAAGCCTTGCTTTTTGGATTACTGAAAGGTGCGTAAATTGTTATCATCAATATATTCTCGCAACATAGTTGCCCATCTTTCGTGTCCTTGTGTATTTGGATGCGGGTCATCTTTTGATATTGTTAAGGCATTTTCTAAAACAAAATCTATGTGACTACTTTCTGATCTAAAGAATCTTTTTTGGTTTATTTTACTATACAACAATTTAATGTCAGGATTTTTGATTTCTGCATCTGATATTGTATGGTACATCAAATATGGATATCGCTTTAATTCAAAGTAATATTGTAAATTGAGAATATTGTCCAAGGTCTCAACTTGCGTCATTTGATCTACGTCTGCGCCAGTCCTCATAAGATACCGCCAAAACGTTTGACATTCGCTGTCCTTATTTGGACTGTAAGTTCTAAATGTCATATCTAAACTTGGAAACTTACGTTTTTTGTAACCGTCTTTAGTAGGATAATCAACTCTCGTGCCTGAACTGGAGCCTATCAAAAAGAAACATTGTTTGGCCTTTTCAGGAAATTTTTCACACCAAACCTTCGTAGTAAAACTAAGTCTTTTATTCCCTCTACCACCGCCTGCGAGATTGTCTGCTATGTCTAAATTCATCTGTTTGGCCAATTCAATACCGCAGTGGGTATTGATTCCTTCTCTGGGTCTGAAAGTTAGGAATGAACAACCATTTATAAACATTTTGGAAACTGTCATGATATAATTATATATTAGTTATAAAGGATATGCAAACAGTTCAAAACATTCAGGACATCAAATATTTTACCCAACAATTTGATATCATTGATCCATCTTACGATTACAAGATACATTGGAAAAAATATAAGACAATGATGCAATACACAAGTTTACCAACTTTTGTTTCTGACTTTTCCAATTGCAGTGTGAATACCTTGCCGGTATTAGTCACTGAGGATAGGAAATTAGTTACCAATCATGTATGGCCACTAATATCCAGATATCGAGATAAGCCTCATAAAGTACACAACATTTTTTCTGAATGGGGTGAAAAAGTTGACATTCACATGCCTCCAATCACAGAACAATTTCATGGCAACTGGAAATACGTATGGCTACCCATTGACGAGTACAGTGCTGAGAACCCTTGGCACATCTGGATTGACGTTGTATCAAAATTTAGACTGATAGAAAAAAGATGGAGCACTAATTTTGAAAAATATATTTTTATTCTAAGCAACAAAAGTTCATACTTTGAAAAAATATGTAAAACTTTTTTCCCTGATTTAAGATATTATGTGATGCCAAAAAATGAAACATGGCGCTTCCAACATCTAATAGTTCCATCAATGAGCAACTACAATGATGGTATATTAACTCCTCATATGCCTAAATGGATCAGACATCTATGTAACCTAGTGCGAGACAAATCAGTAAAGCCTCACAGAAAAATTGTGATTACAAGAAAAGATGCAACAAACAGAAATATTCAAAATTACGAACAAATGGTTATGGCTCTCAAAGGATACGAAACCATAAATCTTGAGAATTTAAGTATTCCTGATCAAGTTAAAACATTTGCAGAAGCCACGCATATTGTGGCACCTCACGGAGCAGGCCTTACTAATCTATTATGGTGCAAGCCAAAAACAAAAGTTGTAGAACTCACACACAAAGCATTTTTTGGAAAAAAAGTTTATCCAGTGCTGTCACATCATTTGGATCTCGATCACACAGTGTTAATATGTGACACTGTGCCTATTAAAGGAGTCAAGCCTAAAAATAAAAAATTAAAAGACATGGTTGATCTAAAAATAGATACTAATAAGTTAATAGAACTTTTAGACTAAGGTTCTAATATTGACAAATCAACTTTTACATCTGGGAAAATATTTTTTAACTTAGGCCAAATTTTTACATGCCTTTTGTGTTTTTTCCCTCCAGCACAATGTAAAAACCGCACTTGGTTGTAATTGAATTTTTCGCCGTTGTTTTTAAAATTATACATTCTTTCCATGTCTAACAGCGGTACCTCACTTTTTACTATGGAGGCATTTAAAAACATACCATCATCAATTCTGTTGTCAGTGACATCTTTATATTTGGATATCCAAGGCAACATAAATTCTGTGTTTACTTTGTTTAATAACATGACTCCAGGCTGTACAAATCTTTTAGAAATAGTTTCACCAGAAAATTGATCAGCCATAGGGTTGACACGTTGATTGAATTTGGCATCTTCAGGTGTTGCTTGTCTAAACTTAGGATAGTAGCAGGTTTTTAACCTATTATCTATTTCAGGATATTCTGCAAATATATTTGGAGCATGTGGTAATGCAATCACGTCACTGTCCACATACATTATTTGATCATATTTGTCCCACCAAGTTCTATCCATCCATAAATCAAACCTTTCCCACGTTGGATGTTTAAATGCAAGTTTTGGTTCGGTAATTCTTAGATATTCTATATCAAATTTTTTACAATATTGTTGAAAACTATGCCTACTGTATTCTTCCATAGGACTGGGTTTGAGATTATTGAAACCAGGTTGCGAATATTTTTGAATGTCTATATAATATTGAATAACCAGATTTCTCATCGATAACTATTTACTGATATGTTTTATTGTGTACGAACAGAAAGAGCCAACACTGAAAAATACATTGAATCTATTGCTAGAGGTGCCAAGGCACAGATTGTTGATTACCAGAAGGTAATAGAATCCAATGACTGCGATAAAGTTGCATTCATGGGGGTGTTGCGAGGCACTAACATTGTATACGACTGGGCCAACAAAAACAAAAAAGATTTTTACTACATAGACAGACCTTACTGGGGAGAAAGCAGAGGCACGCCTTACTGGATGAGATGTGTCAAAAATGAACATGTAAAAACAGTTCACGAATCAAGGCCTGATGACAGATATAAAAAATATTATAAAGGTGATCAAATTAAACCGTATCATAAAAATGGCAAATACATATTAGTTGTGCCACCTAGCCACAGTATGGCACTACACTTTAATGCATCTGACTGGTTAACAACTACAATGGAAACGCTAAAGCAAAACACCGATAGAGAAATTATTGTGCGAGAAAAACCTTATAATCCTAAAAGTTACATTGACGAACAAGGAAGAATGATGCCAGGACCAAGTGAAAACAATAAACCTCAAAAACCTTTTGAATGGGATCAAGTACATGCTGTTGTAACTTTTAATAGTTCAATCACCATAAAGGCACTACACAACGGTGTGCCTTGTTTCAGCAACTTTGAAAATCCTTGTCAGCCAATATGTGAATCAAATTTTTCAAAAATAGAAACTCCTTTATATGCTGACAGAGAACCTGTGTTCAATAGTTTAGCATATGGACAGTTCACACAGGAAGAGTTTCGCAACGGATGGGCATTAAGTATATTAGATGGACGTTGAAATATTTAGAAGAACAGTAAAAGACAGAAGACGTGGTGCCAGTTGGGAACTTTTACAACATATGGCCAAAGGTATCAGTGCTTGTGGTGACAATCCAATTATGGTTAACGAACATAAAACAGGTGAGTGGACAGAGAATGAAATGGAACCAACGGCAAAGATAGGATGTATGTTTGGCTATGGTGGATCAAATCAAATGCATCACACTAAAGGACGAAGGAGAGATCTTGTTGAACGTGCCAAGAAAAAAGGCATCTACATTATAACTTTTGACGGTGGCATACTGTCTAGTTTTGGAAACACAATCACACATCCAAAACATCATTGGCGTGTAAGTCTATATTCTCCAATGAACAACGGCGACTTTCTTAGTGATAATTCTCCTAGCGATCGTTGGGAAATGATGAAAAAATTATGGAATATCAAAAATGAACCATGGAGAAAGTCTAATCAACAAGATCCAATATTATTTGTGTTACAGCCTAAAGACAACTGGAGTATGAATGAACTGGATCCTATTGAATGGTTCAAAGGAGTATATGACAAACTGAGACCTGCCACTGACAGACCTTTTTTGATACGCCCTCACCCAAATCACATGGCGCATATCGAACAACGTATTAAAGAATTTCCAAAAGATTGTAAAGTGATTATAGGACAAAAGTTTTTTAGTGGAGACGAAAAAAAATATTATAGATTCAACTTTCAGGAAGCGATAGCAAACTGTCACGCGGTAGTTACTCACAACAGCACTGCCAGTATTGACAGTTGTGTGAGAGGTATTCCAACTTTTGTGACCAGTGACCTTGCAATATGTTGGGACGTGGCCAACAAAGATCTAAACAATATTGAAACGCCAGAATATCCTGACAGGACACAATGGTTGTATGATCTTGGATACAAACAATGGACAGAACAAGAAATAAAAGACGGTACAGTGTTCAAACGTTTTAAAAATAAGTTGGGCCTATAATGTGTGGTATATACGGCATCACTGATCACAATCCCACGCTGATACAGAACTACATCCGTACCTGCAGTCACAGAGGACCTGATGGTGAAAAGGTATGGTGGGATCCAGATCACAAACTGACACTAGGACACAACTTGCTGAGTATAATGAGTGATCCTAAGTTGTCGGTACAACCATGGAAAACACCTGCGGGCAACTGGCTAATTTACAACGGAGAAATATTCAATTACTACGAACTAAAAGAAAAATATTCTAACTTTGCTGGTATCACAGGTTGCGATACAGAATTGTTGGCGTGGGGTTTGGACACATACGGTATGGATTTCTTAGATGAGATTGACAGTATGCATGCCTTTGCATACTACAAAGTAGATGCCAATGAACTATGGATCAGCAGAGATCATGCTGGAATAAAACCTTTGTACTATGCTGAAATAAAACAAGGATTGATATTTGGAAGCGAAATAAAAGGAATGTTAGATCATGTTGACCAGTCCAGAGTAATTGATCCACTAGCGTTTAGTTGTATGGCACATGTTGGCGTGAATGTAACGGCAAACACTTTCTATACTAATGTTAAAAAATTATTAAGTGGCGAAACAATAGTGTATGATTTACATCATAAAAAAATCAAAAACAAAAAACGTAATCTAATCTTACCCACTAACAATCATAATTTTGACAAACATGAATTTAGAGACGTCACGAAACAAAGCGTGAAAATGTGCAGTATTGGCAGAAGAAAAATTGGTATATTCCTGAGTGGGGGATTGGACAGTGGAATGGTTGCCTACGAACACAGACAACTTCACGACGTAACCAACACCTATACTAATAAAATGGAACCTAACGTGATATGGCGAGAGGACGATCACAATGACGATCATAATAAAGCAATGCAGTTGGCAAACAAATTTAAATTCAATCACAAAGTAGTAACAATGACTCCTGATCTATTGAAACAGTTCTGGGAAGATAGTGTTTACTTTATGGAACAGCCTGTGTACAATCCATCAATGGTGATGTATTACTACACGAATAAAGTGTTATCAGACGACGGCATAGTGGTCACACTGGCAGGCGATATGGGTGATGAAGTGTTGGGCGGTTATCCAAAATATTGGAAACTAAGACAAAAGAATGTTAACACCTGGCAAGGTCTTGTTGAGGCCTGGATGAATAGAATAAAAAGGCCAATAACAGTGACCAAACATCCTATCAGTAGGACAGAACTTGCTGAGTATTTGGTAAAAAATTTGCCAGAAGAATTGTACAATCCAAAAGATCCTGTGAACAGTTACATGGCATTGGATTGTGTCACACAGGTGCCTGAAGAATTTTTCATAAGAAATGACACTTACGGTATGGCATTTAGTATGGAAGGACGCTTTCCATTAGCAACTAAAAAATTTATGAAGTATGCCTTGAGTATACCTAGCAAAGAAAAAATAGGACGCAACAAATCTGACACCAAGATGATGAGTAAAAAAGCCTATGCAGAAATTTTTCCAACAGAGATTGTGACCAAACACAAAACAGGATGGACTGCACCAGTGAAAGGGTGGATACAAGATCAAGCAGTGGCAAAAGATTTTTATCAAAAAAGAATTACTCAAAATGATTGCCTAAAAGATATAGTAGTAAGGTCAAACGAAACTACCAAAGCGGCCATCCCGGCCTGGATTATGCGTGAATGGGCAAATAAATTTGACATGATTTTTACAAATTAAATACTGAAGTATTATGAAAATAAAAGTTATTACATCATACAAACCCGGCAGTTGGAACATTTACGGCAAAAAAGGCATAGAGTCAATGGCAGAAAATTTTCCAAAAGAAATTGATATTACTGTGTATGCCGAAGAACCACGACCAGAATGTGCCTATGAGAGAATACAATGGGTTGATCTCAATACAGCAGAGCCAGAACTTTTCAAATTCAAAACCAAACATAAAGACGATCCTGTCGCCAATGGAGAATTGCAAGAGATACCAGGAGGTGTTAGAAGACCTACTGAACTGAAAGCAAAAGGTGGTAAAGACAAAAACAAAGGATCATACCTATGGGCGGCCGTAAGATTTGCCAACAAAGTGTTTTGTGTGGTAAATGGTGTGCGTAATAGTAAGGACTATGATTATGTAGTCTGGATTGATGCTGATACATTCACGTTCAGGCCAGTGCCTATAAACTTTTTTGAAAAACTTTTACCCTCTGACACAATGGTAACTTATCTTGGCAGAGAAAATCCTAAACTCAACGACGGAGGAAAATACCCTGAGTGTGGATTTGTAGGTTACAATATGCGGCATCCTGAAATACAAAATTTTGTAAATGAATGGGAACAATTGTACGTCACAGACGAAGTTTTTAAATTGTTGGAGTGGCATGACAGTTACGTGTTTTGGCACTTGACAAAAAAATATAGGACAGAAAAAAAAGTCACAGTGAATGACATTGGGTACTGGATTGGCGTTAAGGGACATCATGTATTTGTAAACAGTGAACTAGGTCTTTACATGGATCATATGAAAGGCAAACGTAAACAAATTGGATCAAGTGGCCGTAACGATTTACGTGCTAATCCTAATGCACCTGCTGATATAATGAGTGTGGACTATTGGAAAAAAGTTCCTCCCTCAACATGAAAATAGAAATACATCCACAGTTTGGGCCATTAAACAGTAAGCCTATTTTTGATGCTTTTATAAAAAGTCTACAAGACGCAGGTGAAACTCTGTATATCAATCAGTCAACAGACAACGCTGACGTGGCAGTGATATGGAGTGTATTATGGCAGGGACGAATGAAAAACTACAAAAAGATATGGGACGAGTATACTACAAAAAATAAACCAGTTGTTGTGCTTGAAGTAGGAGGCCTAAGGCGCAACAAAAGTTTCAAAGTAGGAATCAACGGTGTCAATAACAAAGCCGACTTTGCCAATCAATATGTTGACGATAAAAGATGGTCTCTGTTCAATCATAAGTTTAAACCGTGGAGAACCACAGGCAATAAAATAATTGTTTTGGGTCAGCATCATGCAAGTGAACAATGGAAAGGACTTCCAAAAATGTCAATGTGGTTCGAACAAAAGGTTATAGAACTAAGACAGCACACAGACATGCAAATAGAAATTAGGCCCCATCCACGTAATCCTGTAGGATTTAATGTGAACAAATTCAAAAACGTCACTATGAAAAGACCAATAATTGATCGTTCTACCATTGATGACACTGACTTCAAAGAAAATTTAAAAGACGTATGGGCAGTTGTTAATCACAGTTCGAATCCCGCCATGGAAGCAATCATAAACGGCGTGCCAGTTTTTGTATCAAAGGACAGTCTTTGTTACACAGTGGGCAATACTGATGTATCTCAAATTAATAATCCTAGGATGCCCGATAGACAAAACTGGGCCAATCAATTATCATATACAGAATGGTTTCCAGATGAAATTGCTAACGGAGAGCCATGGCGAAGAATTAAAAAACGACTAGAAGAAAAATATCTATGATTGAATTACGCACTGCCTGGAACGAATGTAAACACCATTGGCAAAAGTCGTGGCTAGAAAACAAACATCTTTTGCAAAATAAAACATGTTTGGACGTGGGTATTTGGAAAGGTGTACTCAATGCAAAGGCCAGAAAATATTTAAACTGTAATACAATTATTGGTATAGAACCATATCTATCTCACGTCAAAATGTGTCAAAAACTCAATCCAGGTATAATGTTGTATAACACTGTTGATGATTTACCGCACGAACAAAAAGTAGATGTGATATTATTACAAGGCATAATTTGTTTGATGTTGTATTGGCGAGACGACTTGACACAATTGTTTGAAAAGGTTAAAGCAAAAACTTTGCTTGTACGTCATGAAGATTACTATAATTACCAATGCTCTGGAGAGAAAAGAGAAACTAATATACATAACTTAAAAAATTTTACCCATAGTCCAACGCATAAACAATTGATATTTTTCTTGGCCCAACATAACTACAAACTAATTACAAAAAAAGAAGATAATTTGCATTTTGAATATGAAAACATTTAATCTTAAACCTAACAACACTATAAATCCAATTCAATGGAAACCGTATATGGGAGAAGAAATAACAGTAAGAACTATAATACGGCAAGGACAAAAAATTTTAGAGAAAAAATTTTATGAGGATAGAGTCAAGGCGGTTCCAAAAGGTAATGCATACATTATTGGTAACGGTCCTTCCAGAAAAGGGTTCGATCTAAATCAACTCAAAGAATCAGGACAAACTTACGGATGTAATGCTTTATATAGAGATTTCATGCCCGACTATATCTTTAGTGTTGATACTAAAATTACTATGGAAATGTGTGAAAACGAAGTAGGTCTAAAAACAATTCATTACGCACCATCATTGGAAGTCAATAGACCATACAGTAAAGGTATGCTACATTTGATTCCAAACAATCCTTACTGGATATCCGGTAACCAAGCATTCTGGACAGCCTGTGTACATGGTCATAAAAATATCTATTTGATTGGGTTTGATTTTCGAGAATACGGCAAAGGACAACAAAATAATATCTATCAAGACACTCCAAATTATGGAGAGAGGCACGGCGATACTATCTTTGACGGGTGGCTTAAACAATTCAGGGATCACCTAAAAATGAGACCTTACTGTAATTTCACAGTGGTGCATGATGACCCGCCAGAATATCTACATCACTTGCAGACAGGTACAGATTTAGGAAATAGTCGGGTAATAAATTATAAAACTTTTACCGATGAAGTTTTAGGCCTGCATTCTTAAACTTATCTTTGAACGCATAAAAATTTTTGTTGTGATTAGAATAAGGATCTTTCTGCACAGTCATTTGATACAGATGTACCATTTCATGAGCCAATGTTTCGATAAAATCTTTCCATGACGGAAACTTTTTGTGTAGTTCAATGTAGTAATAGGTTGGTATATGATAAGGGATGACTCGCTGATTAAACTTGCCTTTAGGCGTCTGTCTATTGTCCCAATCAACCACACATCTACCCCAATCATGATGTAGATTTTTTACATTAATGTACACACGTCCTAGTCTATTACCAAATAATCCTGTGTTGAGTTTGGTAAACCAATATGCGGCCACGCGTGGAGTTGGATAAAATGCACCTATGCTGGCAGTTTCAGACAGTTTTGTTTTCAACTGTCTTTTGAAAGATTTACGTTGATTTTGTTTCTTTCTCTCCATTGGTTGACATTATTACCATCTAGTGTATAATATACTAATAATTATCAAAAAACAGTGAAGCATAATGCAGGCAGATTTACCAAAAACTATTAACGAAGCGATTAAAATATTAGCATATAACGATTTTTTATGGCCAGGTACTCCAATTCCGCCTAAATCAAAGATAAAGCCTCATCACAAAGATCAGGAAACAGTGAGATCATTAGCAGAAGCACAGTACGCCTGGACTGAAAAGCAGGCACGTTTAGCAGTGGTTATTTTGAAAAGATACCTTACAAAATTTCAATCACACAACATGGATATAAAAGCATTGCTAGACAAGCCACAATATGACCAACCGTTTAGAGTTATTAGTTTTGAAAAAAGTATTGAAAAATTTATTGATGAGGACGAACAAAGCAAAATAGAAGTACGTTTTCCTTACAATAAAAAAATTATACAACTAATTAGAATGCTCAAAGATGAAAGATGTTTGCCTGCAGGTTATGCCAGATATGACGGAGAACAAAAAAAATGGACTTTCCTACAAACAGATGTTACAACATATTATCTCACACTAATTGCCATAAGATACGATTTCAAATTTATAGACAAAACATTATTGGACGACTATTATGCTGTAAGGAAAGAAATAGATGGGTATAGAAAACCAAATGCGAGAATGGTAGATAATGAAATAATTTTAGACAATGCAAGTGAAAGTCTACAGGATTATTGGAATACCAATGTGAAGCACTTACCTCTAATACAACAACTTGATACATTTAAAAATTTAGGAATCAGCACAAAGGGAATAAAAGTAAAATCGTGGTCAGGTCTTGGTGGACTAATTGCTAAAAATCAATCTGACAGGATGTGGATCAACAGAATGGATTACACTAAAGATCAAGTAATGAGTGCTGTCACCGAACTCAATTGCTTTCCGTTGGTCATGACTGTCATTGGAGATCCTAGCAGTACCACAGAAGCACAAGATTGGCAAGAAT